AGTCTTTTACTGTAAATACTTGAAACTTTTACACCTGCAGAAACATCTAATAAATAAGTGTTGCTGCTGTATCCATCAAACTCATGTGCTACCTTTACAGTTGCTCCAAATGTCTTTAATATATGCTCTATCTTTTGTGCCTGTGTCATATCTGTTTTGCTTAAATCGTATTGAATAAATGCGGCTGCATTAGCCTTGAATTTTTTAATAATGGAAGGGTTAATCATTTCTATAGAAGAATCCTTAATCTTTCTTAAACGCTTTGCAACAAGCTCTTTCTTGCTTTCTTCTACATTAAAATCTTCTACATCACAAATCATAGTTCGTGCCCAGAAGTCGTACAGCTCTGCCATGTCTATAAAGTTGTCTGATTGATTTATAATGTAGGTATGGTCAGGATCGTTAACAGCCTCCAGCATTCTTTTAAGTGGCTCATATAATAAAGCCTCATAAAGTTTTCTTGTATTGCTGTCTATAGGTAGTTTGAAAGCGTTTAACTGTGAGCTTCTATCCTTGTTTTGTGAGTACTTATTTTCAACAAACCAAACCTCATCCACATTCAGCCCTGTTTTTGCTTCATACCCTAAAACGTAGGTTATAGCCTGGCACCCGATAGAAAGAGCAATTTCTTCCTCACTGGTAAACGTTGACTTGCTTTTATGGTCAATGATGGCTATTTTACCTGATTTAGTTCTCACTACTAAATCTATTACAAGATGGCAAGGCAATGGAATATCTACACAGTTTACCGTTAAAAACTCTTCACATCTTACTTCTACATCTAATACCACTGCTATATCATCAGTGTAAACATTGTTCTCAGAGATGAAATTATAAAGCAATGCAGTAGCTGTTTTATTAGCTTTGATAATACACTCTTCTACTGTAGGAGTTGTCTTTTGTAACTTCCAGAAGTTAGCAGGTATTTCTGCAATATGCTGAAATGCTATTTGCTCAAGCTCCGGCAACTCTATTGCTTCACCATTTAATTTAAGTGAGGTAAAATATAATTCAAGTGCTTTATGGTAAGCTTTACCTGCTGCCGCTGATGAAGAGTTTTTAGAGAACACTCCAAAGATGTAATTCATCTCAAAAGCTTTCTCATTCCTGGCAAATGATGTAACTTTAGAATAGGACCAGCTATTTATTAAGAACTGGCTAAACAAGTTCTCTAATTGATCTGTGTCGTATGATTTATATATGTGCATTATGGAAGGGTTACGGTTGTTTTAATGTTGTTTTTAGCTTCCTTAACTTCCTCCTCTTTCATTTCTATAGCATCATTATCAATGTAGGTTACATCATGAGTTTCTACATCGTTTATTACAGCTGCATCAGATATTACAGCAGTCTGCATTTCTACTGATAAAGGAGCAAACTTTGAAAGTAGAAGCTTAATAACTGTCTTACTTGCCATTGTATCAAAGTCTGTATTCCAAAGGCCATTGTCATTACTAAAGGTTTTTGAATACTTCTTTGCGTGTGATTTAAGTTCCTCGATAGTCATATACCAGGTACTTTCAAACCCATTAAGAAGCTTAAATCTTGCAGCATACCCAATAACCTTATCAGATGTTTTCTTGTTAAAATCGAATACAAACCCATCTAAAGGATTAGCTTCTAAAATCTGTCCTTCAAACACTGGTGTTGAATAGATACTTTTAAACTGTCCGCTTCTTTGTGCGAGTTGGATAAACCCCTTGTAACCCATTTGGAATTGAGCTACTTGTTTAGTTTGCCAAACTCCTTTTTCATCCTTAACCTTTTGATTGTAGGGAACTATGTAAGCAAACCCTAAATTTTGGTTAAGAGGCAAATCCAAAGTAGCTGCTACTGCTGCTGCCTGATACACACTTACAGGATCTGCTTTGCTCAATAGGTTATTCTGTGAAACTATCTGTAAAACAGATGTCATAAAAGAACTGGCTCTTTTGCCTAAAAGTTCGCTAAATTTCTTTTTAATATCATCCCTTTCAAATAAGGATTTAGCTGATACTAACTGATTGTTTGTTGCCATGATTATCATATTGATTGTTTAATAATTTGAAAAGCATTATCTATTTTTTCTTTAGCTTCCTCAATCAATAGAAATGGTTTACCAAGTGCAGTGTAGCCGGATTTAGTCTTATGAATAATACAGCCTTTATATCTAATTGTAGTGCCTTGTATTACCGTATTAAGTAAATCCTGTACTTTTGTATCCATTATCGTATTGAGTTGATTTATTAGCCTCTGTTGGTAGCAGGGGCTTTTTTATAAAAACTTTATTAATTCATTATACCATTTACCGTACATTCTTGCAAGTGCTGCGCTATTATCCTGATTAACTTGCTTTAGCTGCTTAAGGATTGTTTCTGAACTGTCGCCAGCCTGTATAGCTTTTACTATAGCCAACCCCTCGAATGTGTCTACATTTATCTTTGAAATAATGTAAAGCCTGTACCATTCGTGATTCTCTTTCATTAGCCTCTTATGGTCTATAATGAAAGCTATTAAAATGATTATCAAGAACACAGTTAATACTGGGTGCATTTGCTTTAGTTGTTCCATAGTGCTATTTGTTTTTGGCAGCCTATCTGAAAGGCTATGAATAATATTGTTATTGTTAACCAACTCCATTTTAATAACCATGCAGCAGTTAAGTAATGGCTTTCGTTAGTTCTGCTGAAGTAGTGCTTTATTTCTTTCATACGTTTAAAATTTAAAAGGCTGCTGACTTACTTTAACCGAGTCAAGGCTTATTTTCAGTCGATTAATGTTTAATTGTTTTTAGTTTAATCTTGCAGCCTTTCGTTTGCTTACTAATCCGGTGTGAACCGAATTGTTATTTTTGCGAGGATTGAGCCTCTGTAATTCACTTTTTAAAAACGCTTTTGCTTTAGGATCAGTTACTACCTTTAATCTTTCTGTGTAGTGTCTGATAGAAAACTCTGTCATAGTTTCTACTGATGCGGTAACTACTCCGTGGAATGTTGTATTTTTCATATTAAGCTACTTTAGTTTGTAATTCTTCAACAAGCACTATTGCTGATACAAGTACCTGGTTCTCAAGAATGGTTAAATGATTGTTTTCGCTATCTATCTTCACATTGATAGTAGGAGTGTAAACACATTGAAAGCATCTTACAAACCCGCATAAGTCAGATAATGTAACCCACTGGTCTTTCTTTTGAGCACCGTTGATAATGCCATTTATAAACTTTGTTAGATCAGTTTCTTTGTAAACCGTATGCGTGAATTTGTTTGTCATGTAAAGCGTTGTTTAAATCGTTATTTGATAAGTGATATAGTTTATCTTCTTTTGAAATTGCTGCCCAGATTAACCCCTCTGGATGGGTAGGCTCTTTCATTATTACCTGAACCACAACCCCATCAACCGTTAACCACTCTCCTATCATTCGGCTGTATTTTTATGATTCTATTGTTTCTCTTTTTAATAATCTCTCTTATATCAATTTTACCCCCGTTGGGAGCTGGAGCAGAGAACTGCTCCAGTGAACCCCTCAACCTTTCGGCTGAATCAATTACAGCTTTTGAAGCCTTAATTATTTTGTCTAATTCGTTTATGATATAATTGCTATCCATTACAATTAACTTTTAGCTGCTAACACTGATAAAACCTCATACATCTTTTTGGCTACTTTAGGCTTCTTTGCTTCGCCTCTTAAGTATCTGTAAACCGTTACAACATCACAGTTCAGTTTTCTTGCTGCCTCAGCTTTATCTTTCCCTGATAAAAGAGAATTATTTAAACTCTTTAGCTTTTCGCTGTAAGTTTCCAGTGTCTCTTGTTTAGTACTTGTATTTGCCATTTATTTTGTTTATCTTTGTTTGACATTGCAAATATATACAAAGTATTTACAAAGTACAAAATATTTTACGAAGTTTTTTAAAATAATTTTTATAAACTTAACTAAGAATCATGGAAAACATAGAACTGATAGGGATTGTAGAGGATTTAAAGGCTAAAAGAATTATATATTCAAATAAGGATTTAGCCGATACTTTAGGCTATAGCGAGCCTACAGTATCTGGATATTTAAGTGGCAGAGTAAAAGTTTCGAAAAACTTTGTAACTAAGTTCGAAGATACTTTTGGTATCAAAGTTTATAATTCGGAAAACATTTCACCGGATTTTCGTGGCCACTTACAGGAAATAAAGCTCTCTGAAAGAAAGAAAAATCAAATAATTTACACAGATGTCGATTTCTCTGCTGGTACATCAATTGAGTTTTTCGATGATAACCAAATGATCCAGTCTGCTTATACAATGGATATACCAGAGTTTAAAGGCACAATAGCGTTCAGAGCATACGGAGACAGCATGGAGCCATCTATTAAAAGTGGGAGCATTGTTTTTGCTACTAAAATCGAGGATTGGACCAGTCATTTAGAATATGGTCAGGTGTATGGCATTGTCTGTAATGATAATCGTAGATACTTAAAGTACATTAGAAGGAGTAAAAAAGAGGCTACGCACTTTCTGTTAAAGTCAGAGAATGAGTTTTACGATGATTTCGAATTGCCAAAGGATAAAATAAAAAACATTTGGTTAATTCATGGATGGCTTAATAAAAGAACTTAATTTTATAAACTAAATACAACATTATGAGACATTTAATAACACTTTTATTAGTAATCATTGCAATACCATGCCTATCTCAAAAAATCAAAAAGAACGAGATTGACAAGTTTACTAAAAAAAGAAAAATAGAAACAAGCAGCGTTACAATATACGGCTCAGACATGGCAATTCGCCCAAACAAAGTATCATGCTATTTTAGATCTGTTGATTCTACTTACTTTTTGGGATTAGACGGATTTAATACAGCGGCTGGTGTAGTTGGAAACTTTGATAAGCTATATATTTTATTATCAAATGATTCAACAATAATTCTAAATGCAAAAGGTGGCCTACAATCTTACGAAATGTATAACAGCACTAAGTCGTATAATTATGAGTATTTAATTACTAAAAAACTTATAGAGCAGTTGTCTACATTAAAAGCTAAATCAATGAGAATATATTACTCTGATACTTATAGCGACATTGATTTAAAACACACAGATGCTTTACTCTCTCTATGTTTGATATTTCTTAAAGAAATAAATAAATAGATTTATAGCACAACACTTGCATTTGTAATTATTATAATTACCTTTGCAATGCAAAACAAAGTAACTGTTTAAGATACTTTGAATATTCACACATAAAACAACAAATCAGATGCCCCCTGCTTTGGAAGTTACCGACATGAAGATGTTGGAATTAATAGACACGCTCAAGGATATGAATATAATATCCACTACGCAGGAGTTCTGCGATAGTATGGGCATATTTAAGCAAAATATAGTTACTGTTCGTAAAGGGTTGCAAAGCTTCAGAGCTGCGCACATAGCGGATGCCTGTAGGATATATAATGTAAACGCCAACTGGATATATGGCTTTGAGAGCAATATGTTCAGAAAAAGGGTTAACAAAATCGTTAACAGCAGGGCAGAAACAAAAGGAAATTGATTAATATTTTACGCTGAAAACATTGAGAGCATATAGCCTATTTTGCCCTTCTAAGCTATAGGTCATTGGTTCGAATCCAATCCGGTTCACAAAAGCTCAAACCCTTGCAGCACTAAGGCTACAAGGGTTTTTTAACCTCTCAATTTTTCGGCATTTTATAACAACAGTTAACAATAACGTTAACAATAAAAATGCTGATATGATACACTTACCGAACAATTGTAAATGCTCCGAGCTAAAGGTCAATCCAACAAACTGGAAAACTTTAAAAGCTTCTACTAAGTCTGATTGGTATATTCAGTACAGATTTTACGACCCACAAATTACCAAGAATGGTAAAATTGCCCCAAAGCTCAAGATAATTAAGGGAATGAACATTTGTAAAACAAGGGATGAGCGCAAAATAGCTACTGAGGCACTACTATCAAATGAGCTTACTTTGTTAATTTCGGGATACAACCCCATTACAGGCCATACTACCAGCGATACGGAGATTAGCCCCAACCTTTATTTTTTAGATGCTCTGTATAAGGCATTCGATAAAATACACGTTGAAAAAACAACAGAGCAACAGATCCGGCATATTCTCACTCACTTTTCTACCGGAGCAAAGAAATTAGGTTATGACTTGCTACTCATATCTGAGGTAAAGCGTAAACACATAAGGTTAATACTTGATTATTTGGGCAGCATTAGAAATAAATGGACCAATAACACCTTTAATTATTTCAGAAAATACCTATCAATACTTTTTAAAGAACTTGTAGAGCTGGAGGCGGTTGAGTTCAATCCGGTTACTTCTATCGCTAAAAAAGAGATAACTACGAGATTAAGAGCAACACTAAGCAAGGATGAAAGAGAGCTTGTAGCAAACCATTTAGAAAGTAAATACCCCTCATTCTGGAGATTCTTACAAGTGTTCTTTCATTCAGGTGCCAGAATATCCGAGCTGCTGCTAATTAAGGTATCAGATGTAGATTTGGATAAACAGACCTTTAAAATAACTGTAAAGAAAGGCAGGAGCCGGAAAGAAGTATTAAAAGTAATCAAGGATATAGCTTTGCCTTTTTGGACAGAATCTGTCCAAAATAGCAACCCTGATAATTATGTATTTAGTGCTGACTTAATACCAGGTAAAAACGCTATTCGCCCCGATCAGATAACTAAACGCTGGTATAGATTAGTAAAGAAGCAGTTAGGGATAAAAGCAGACTTCTACAGCCTTAAGCATTTAAACCTTGATGAAACAGCAGAGTTGTTAGATATTGAGGCAGCTCAAAAAATGGCAGGCCACAGCACACCAGTAGTAACAATGAATCACTATGCATTAGGAGAAAAAGAAAGGAGAAATAATATACTTAAGGGAGTTGCTAATAAGTTTTAAATAAAAATTCCCGCCTTACCAAAGTTATCACTTTTGCAGACACGGGAAAATGAAGTGCATCTTTATATTTATACACATTCAGAAGGACCACAAAAATAATGTATTCTTACATGAAATATGTTTTCTGCAATATAAAGTTGCTTAAAAAGGTCGTGTATTCTTACATGAAATTAGCAAACAAAAAAGGAGCGTAGAAACGCCCCCTCGTTATTTTTAGTTTAGATGAACCTTCTTTATTGATCTACAAACAATCCGTTTAACCATCCTTTTAAAAATACTCCGTATTTATTAGGATTCTTGTTTGCCAGATTCAAGTAATATTTTACACGAATCACTTTAAAGTTAGCCCGGGTAAGAGCTGTCCTTAATGAATCGCAGTTAGATTTTTTGTTTGTCTGGATAATAGCTTTCAAAGAATCGTTTTCTTTCTGCAAAATATCCCTTTCTGAAATACTATTTTCAGCAATATTTACAATCTCAGTTTTCAAACTATCGTATTTGCACTGCAGCTTCATGTACAAGCTATCATCTATAGGTGAAACCAATGTTGTATCTCCATTAGAAACTACTGCTATTGGTGCTTTCTGCTTATTACAGCTAATTACTACTAATGGTCCTATTACAACTATAGTAGCTATTAGAAATGCAATTAATAATTGTTTATGTATCCAATATTTTTCCATTATGCCTGATTATTTAAGTGAGCAATTGTGTTTTCATCCATCTCTCCGGTAACATTTAATCCTGCCGCTTCCTGAATCTCTCTTATACCGGTGCCTAATCCTTGGTTAATTGCAGCATCGCATAAATCCTGAGCAATACCGTAATCATTCAATCGATCGCCCTGGAATTTATCCCAGTAGTTTGCTTTGAATATTACTGCAGCAGTTTCTTGTGATAGGTTCTGCATATCCTGAAGGGTTGCAGTTCTGCCCAGGTACTTACCAAGTTCTGGAGCTGTTACACCCCAAGTAGTTCCGATGCATTCGCCAACACCTTGTTTGCCACCGGTATAGTTACCATCATCGGTAGTGTCTTTGTTATCCCATCCACCCTCAATAGTGATCCTATGTGCAAAAGCTTTGTCGAAATTGGAAAGGAACTGAATACTAGAAGAATCTTTATCAACTGTAAATACTCCGTTGAGTGTACCAGCAATAATGAGCATTCCATCTACACGGATATTATTTACTTTTAATTCTTGCCCAGCTGTAGCGTAAAGTATTCTCGGTTTATCATTCGAGTTTACGTCTTTTATTATTCTGATCTTCATTAGAAAGGTAGTTTAAGTTTAGGATAATAAAAATAGATAGTCTTTTTCAAGTCATCTATTCCAATAGCGTATCTGGTATAGTCTGAATCTGTTGTATATTCATTAGGAGCTATCCAACTTTCAACTTTACCATTATATATAATTACCTTCCAATAGAAGTCTGGTTGAGGTACATTTCCCATTAAACTATCACCATACAAACAGCCAGTGTAAACATAAATAGAATCGTGAGTAGGTGCCAATGTCTTTAAGACATACATTTCTAAAGGCTCCCATGAGTGTTCATTAAAAAAAGGATACTGAGGTGCAGTATTTGTATAATACATACTTTCTTTGGCAGCATCTAAATCAAAGTTGAAAGCCGTAAATGGAGAAAGATGTCCTTTATCACGACCATGGAAGCGGTCAAAGTTCTTATTGAATGCTTTATACTCATTATCATTTGCAACCTGATAACGGGCATCTATTAACGGATCCTGATGGAAAGATGCTGTAGTTTTCCTATCAATTTTCACAGTTGAAGTTGCATGTGCTGTGGTTTGAATATACCAGCTTATTAATGGACTTTTTAAAACAGTGTCATACTCTAAGGTATAATACTTATGATGAACTGTAATTGTGTGTTGTGCAAATACACAACTAACTAAGTCAATGCTCATTGAGAGCAGGAGTAATACTTTTTTCATTTAATAAATATTTTATTGTAGAACAGATTGAAACACCAGTTTCTAAGGAAGGATATAAGTAGCAAGAAAACTACTATAGATTGAATAGGTAAATGCTGCGTAAATAACAGAGCTATTAATATTGCTAATATGTTGCATCCCTCTCTTAGTATTTTGCCTATATGCCATGCATCTGTGAGGTAATCAGGATAATTTACTTTGAAGTACATCAGATAAAAGAACCTATGCCCTTTTGATGGGTCGTTATCTATATACTTGTTTTTCCAACTAACATTCGGACACCAGAAATAAGGATTATAGTCTTTAAAAATACTTACGCTGTAATGGTCTTTGATTGTGTCCATAAAAGCATCTAAGATGCCACTAAGGCAATAAAATAGAATAGGAATTAATAAGTAAATCATGATTATAGTTTATGTGATAAAAGGCTTGTTAATTGCTCCCTCAATTCTTTAATTTCTGTTTTTAGTTCCTTAATTTCTTCATGTACCAAACCATAACCGAACCTTGCGGCATCCTGATGGGTAGCCTCTGGATTAAGTAAGACATAATCTTTGATAGATTCGAGCTGTTGGTCTGTCATTATTTGCTGTTTAATTCAGTTTGTTTCAATATGTATTCAATCAAATCATTTTTAGCTGCTTCGAATGAATGAAAGTGCCAAGGGCATTCTGGCAATCCAGATGAATGGATTAAGTGAGTCCAATATTTAAAGAACAGAAACCTTGTTTTCTGCACCTCAACTACATATCCTCTTTCGTAATTTTTAATTCTATACATCAGAATCTCTTTTCTTTCTAACAAAGCCAAATAAATAAGCAAGCGGATTCCCTTTCAAATAGATTGATGCTGCTATGAATATGCAAACCATGCTGATGCCGATAACAACTATCCAATCAATAAAGCTCCATCCTGACTTCTTAACGACATCTTTAACGGCTACCTGCTTAACAAGATGCGTGCTGTCAACAGTATGGACTGTTTCTATTTTGGAAATAGTCGAATCGCTTGTTTTGTGCTGCTCTGTTGACTTGCTGTCCTTTATCTTGATGGACTTTATAGGAGTATTGGAAGTAACTGTATAGCCGCCCTCTTTGGTTGGATTAATAATAACTGAAGGATGCCCTGATTCAGGGCATCCTTTATCTATCCAACGCGGAGTCCAAGTTGAACTATCGCCGCCGACCAACTCCACATCTATACTATTGTTGTCAGTTGTAGAACTGCCCTCAGACTTATTTAAGTCAGATGTATTAATGCTGGCACTATCTACCTTCTTAACGGTTGTACTATCGGTAGAAGTCTTAGTGATATGTTTAGAAACGTTGCAGCTGGATAGAACTACAATCGCAGCAAATAGCCACGCAATTAATATGCCTGATAAGATTAGTTTTTGTTTCATAATTACGGTTTTGGTTTACTACTTTCAAATCTTTCTTTTGTCAAGTCATGTAAAATACTTGTGCCTGTGGTATGGTATTTTATTTTGTATTTACCAAAAACTATTTTTACATCATTATTTTTACTCATAGATTAAATGAATGCTACCTGCATTCGAGGTTATTATTTGTAAGTAGAATGTGTATACTATTGTGGTTTTTGTTCAGTTGGCGCTGGTGCCTCATCCTTTGAAGGTGTGCCACCTCGAACCAACGATACTATTTGCGCTACTGTTGCAACGCCACTCATTACAGCAATAAATATCAATGTTGAATGGTATAAGTCTAATACCTTGTCCTCATACTTGTAAGAAGCCCAAACAAATACAACTGTAGCAGCCAAAGCAGCTATTACACTGATAAATCTTTTGTGGGAAATACTTCCCCCTTCACCCAACATTGATTCAATAAATTTTTTCATATTACTTTTTCTTTTTAATGTGATTATTCGCTTTCAACTGCTTCCAGTAATACACCATTGCTATAATACTTGCTCCTATTGCACAAACTCCACTTATAAGGCTAATAATGGCATTTACTGAAGCTATACTAAATGCAGCAAATAAAAATGTGCATACTATTGACATTAGCCCGTCTACTGTCTTTTGGAACTCATGTATCATCGATGTATTTTTATGGGTTAACATTTTATTTATTAATAGATTTTAAGCAATGATCAGGCTGAATTTTATCTAATGTATTCGCTAACCATACCCCTGTTTTACTTAGTTTTCCGCTTCTCTGGTTCTTACCTAATACACTGCTGATAGTTTCATCCTCATTCCCAAATCTATCAACGCTATCACTCTTAATGAGCAAGGAATTAAATAACTCAGAACAAACAACATTGCCCGTCTGGTCTTTTACAACTGCCATTATAAAGAACTTACCGCCTATACTATTCAATCCAATACCAATATGACGGTTATATAAAGACTTGATTATTCCCCATACTATGCCTATAGTATAGAACACAAACATTAGTACTGTTGCTATTGTATACATCAGCACCCCAATGAATATATTTTTACTCGCTCCAGTTGGTTGCTTGTCCATACTGTAAGATTAAATTGTTTACAATTATTGGTTGATATTGCGCCAATCGTTGAAAGAAATTAAACTGTCCTATATAAAGTACATTAGGATAATTGCCGTTGCTATCTTTATATACAAAAGCACCTGTAGAAGTATTAACCATAACAGTATTATCGGCTGTAGTTGGTTTAATAAAGTCAGGAATGAACGCTCCTAAATAATCTCCGTAATTGCCATTATCATCCTCTGAGTAATGTTTCACAGCCCACACCAAATTCAATACTGAATCACACGGATTGTAAAACATAGACTTTAATTGAGCCTTACGTTTAATTGTAGTATTGCCTTTTACTAAGTCAGGGATATTCATCACTATTTGCAAGGCATGGAAAGAAGTGTCTAATGGAGCACTTGCCTTACAAACTAAAGAGGAAACTAAAAGAAGAAAGAACAATAATTTTTTCATGTGTATTAAATTAAAATGTTGATAATGCTGTACGAACCCATGTATTAGTAGCTGTACATATGTATATATAAGTTGCTGTTACTCTTATCTCTCCAGTGGTGCCTACATCGCTACTACTTGAAGGAGCTGTATTTAATGCTGATAGTCTATATTGAGTAGCTTTAGATGAACCATTTACTTGTAATTTATTAACCCCATCATCTCCACCATATCCAGCTAATATATTTCCACCTGACACACATAATCTAAGCCCAGATGTCGAGTACCGCTGAATATCCATTTGGCTACTTCCTGAACCATTAAATGCGCTTATATCTATTCCGTCACTTTTAATATTATAACCAGTATTATACTTCCACCATCTTATAGGGTAATTGGTAACGCCTGAAAATGAATTAGCATTGAATGTAGGGTAAATATCAAGTCCTATCAATACATCATTAGCTGCTGCTGCATTTAAAGTAGGACTTATTACAGTTCCTTGCGCTAAATTAGCAGATGCGGTTACTGTGTTGTTAAATATGTTTAATCCAGTCCATGTATTAGAATATCCTAACATCGCACCACTTACAGCCTTCCTCCATCCACCTGCGAAGTAGTTACTATCTAAGGTGAGAAATGAAGGCGTACCGCTCCCACTACCCCTTCCAAATACTGTATAAGGGCTTTGCGTTGCTAATGACATTGAGCCACTCCATGCCCCACCTACCCTTGTAAAATTGATAGGAGTTGTATGGATACTCCCGGAAGTATTTAAAGTAATTGTAGAAAGTGGAAGAATAGTAGTTGAGTCTACTTTTACCGGACTACCAGATGTACCTGAACCAGTTAAACCATAACCTGCATTTACAGAAGTTATATAACCTAAAGACCTTACATATCTTCTTGACGAGAATGTATCTGTAAACCCATGAGATAAAGAAGCCGCATAATTTATACTACCATTATGAGCAGTATCATAAAAATAAATATTATTATCAGATGCCGAACTACTTATTATAAATGCAGAATAGTTTGTATATGGATATTTTAAAAACTGATTATTCCAAGAAAATTGATTTGCTGATCCTCCGTTTGGCTGTACACTTAAAACATTCCATTCTGTAGAGCTGTCATAAATATTCCAGGTATATGTTTTATTGATATAAGTATTAAAAGTGTTGAAATTTTTAAAAGTAATCTGCTTTTTGTTACCATACACAACTCTATTTGATGCTATAGTATCGTCAGCCGTATAAATTGTATTTCCTCCAGAGCCTTTTACCCAAACGCCACTATTTTTAATGTAAAAAATACCTGATTTTATTGCTATCGCCCCATTAGGAGCTTTACTTAAAGTATCTAAAGCAGGAACCATAACGCTATCAGCCTTTAAGCCGTTGTATTCATAATAACCAGTATTAGGTTTAAGCCAATTAATCTGAGCGTTTGATTTGATTAAAACAATAGACAATATAAAAAGTAATAATACTCGCTTCATAAAACAAAAGTAATTAAAATAATTACTTTTTAGTTGTGTTTTTTTATTCATGTCAATAATTTTTATTTATAAGTTAATAACGGATATATAAATACATACCTATTGAGAATGGTCTGCTTTCAATATCCATGCTCTTTAAATTTGAATTATCAATAACCCCATTAAGTGAACCTCTACCAGTTCTCATAGATTCATCAGGGTTGCTACTTGCTCCAAATCCATCTACACCACCACCTGCATATCTTCCACCTGTACGAGCTAAGTAATAAGAATAAGGAGCAATAACACCGCTTTCGTGCATTGTGTGGTCGTGCGGCTTAATTACATCTTTTAGCAAATCCAATGCTCTTACACTGCCATTTGAAGGATCAACTACTCTTAAATACATACCACCAGCTAAAACTGTAAGATTTGTACCTAAAGAGTTTTTTTGATAGAGCACCAACATTCTTGGTAGTCTGAATGTAGTAGTGCCATTGCCATAGCTAAACTTGCCTTTATTTGGGTAAACCTCTGCTGTATTGTCTACATATCCCCACTGCCCTGATGATGTGCCCTCATTAACTATCTGAGCTGATTGTAGCTTATTTACTATCCAATCCCATAACCTTGGATAATCAGAACGATTATAATATAAAGGAGTAAAATTGCTATTAGTAAATGTCTGGTCAGTATCTCCGTACTCACCATTAAATAACAGGCAGTTTTTATAAGGATGGGAACTTTCTATTGCTGCACTGTAGAATAGCTCTCCTACTTGTTTAACGCCCTCTGAAGATTGCGCTACCTGCCAGTTACTGCCATCATAAAACAACCATATCTGTTCACCCTGACATAGATATATATAATCCAAAGCAGCACTCAAATACATTAATTTATCACCCCCTTGGAATGCTAATTTTGCGTTCTTATGTGAACCTCCCTCGCTGATAAATGCTATTAGTTTATTATTTGTAACAGTATTAGAGGCAGGTAAAGTAATAGTGATAGCTGATGAAGCTCCCTGTATCAGATTTAACGACCCCATGTAAGTCTGGTCTAATGTAACTGTAGCAGTAATAACATTAGTAGAAGAGAATAACTGCCCTGCAGAAGATGTGCTTCCTGGAGCCTGTATGTTTACTGATGGCTGAAAATGCAGAATAAATATTTCCTGATCTCCAAAAGTATCACCTGAGTTTTTAAGATAAAAACCACCTGCAGGATTGTAACCTACCTCATCACTTTTTAGCGTACCAAATCCTCGTCTTTCTACATCGTACTTCCATCCTGCCAACGTAGCATCTGAGTAAGATGTTGCGCCTACTGTCATTCCTGAGCTTAGCCCTGCAACTAACTCCATATCATTTCTTGGAGTCATGTTTTCAGTAGTCTTATCGGTAATATAATTGATAATTAACGCACCTCCAACCGTAGGAGTGCTATTATAGTACCCCATTACTCTATAAGTAGAATTTGGAAGGTTACCAAAGGTAATATTACCAGGCTGAGACGGCATGGCAAATGATTGGTAAGCAACTACTGTAGCTGGAGCAGAAGTATCATATATTGCAATTACAATATACCCTGTACTGTATCCGGTTTGATTTACTGTTAAATCTATACTTGCCATAATATTAGTTTAATTGTGTTATTGTAATTGTATTATCTAAGTTGCCATCCCCAAAATTGGTAGTGTCTATATTGTAACCGATAGTTAACCCTTTATTTATCAGTCCGTCTGTAGTTTGTGAAATGCCATATTTGTTAACGGCTTTTCTTACTTTAATCTTCCAGAGTTTCATTGCCCACCCTTCAATCTTTGTTTCTTCGAATTTTGCGTCATTATCTCTGGTAAACCCTTCACCATCTACAAGGATTGTTTCGCAGGTCATTATGTACTCAAGAAGTTTAATAATGTAAGGAGGTATTCCTTTTGATTTCCACCCAATTATCAACTCAAACGTATCATAAGGAATGCCATTTATTACATTAATATCTGCTGTCTGATCTTCGTATGAAGTAAAGTGAGCATCTGTTTTAAAATCCCATAACATAGCCTCTACCCTAAAACTTGGTGAGAACCCAGTATCAAATATTGTTGATAGCTTATTGTCAGAGTTTAGGTATTCTAATAAAAGTGTATTACTGTGAATCTCTCTTACTTCTATAACTTCAGATATAAACTGAACAGTTGCAGGAGTGGTACCTACTGTTATAAGGATAGTGTAAAACCCTTCACTTAATCCGGCTAAAGAATAAGAAGCTTCATAAATAAGATCAGGCAAAATAACTACAGGTGAAGTTTTCTGATTAAAAGTAATAGTTGCAACCTGATTGCCGTCTATATCCTGCACAATAGCCGAAACAGGAGAAATAGTCCTTGTAATTACCTGTAAGCTAATGATGTCGTTTTTCTGCCATTTCTGGGCATAATTAACCGGATATAAATAGCGTTCTGTTTGCTTTTCAAGTGTTGCCTGGTCCTGATGATACATATTGTATTTATCAGCCTTAGTAAAGTCATACGGTATAAATTTTACCGGACTTAAATATGGTATATATGCTCCGTTTGCCATAAGTTCTATTTTATTAATGCCTGAGTAATCTAAATTTGATAAAGCTGTAATATCTGTTAATGGTGAACATCTTAGCTTCCATTGTTGAGCCTCGTTTAATGATGGTTTGCACTTTACTTCAATTGGGAATCCATAAAGCTCTTGCCCTAAATAAGTGAACTTTATTAAAGCGTTTTTAACCTTATTGAATATCTGATTAAATGTTGCAGGAATTTGTGTCTTAAACTCAAACTCTATAGGATAGTAAAGTGGCGCACCTGGTAAATCATTTATTCTCTCATCTGCATTCTCAATTACAGTAATCCCATTGCTATCTTTAGTAGATAGCTGATTATTTTTATCTGAAGATTGGAAATGTAAATCTCCGCTTAAGTAGTTAAAGAACCATCCTTTAATCTCTCCTGAGTGCCTTTTTAGCATTCTCTTTGGCGTTAAGTCCTCAATATTATAAGCTGTTCCTGCATTCAATAATCCAGAAATAGCCGTATAAGTTTCTTTCCTTAAGCTGTAAACAGTTTGAGCGTTTGGAACTAAGAAACTAACTTTTGCTGATGCCTGAGCATCTACTATTAACCAATAGTAAAGAGGTAAACTTTGATTTTGTGAATCTACATCTATCAATACAGTTATTCTTGTTTGATTAGCGGAACTCAATATTAAATTAGGAACATTAAAATTAACCTGCACCGGATGCCCTGTAGGACAAAACATTGTAATAGGCGTTAAGTAGGTTTTATTATCAACTAACAATGTAAACGCCATATTTGCTCCTAATGGGTTTTTATTAAATACGTTTTTATTAGTGTTGTTATAAACAAATACTATCGAATAATTAAGCGTTATTATTTGGTCAGAAGAGCCTATATACTGAATAGTATCATTAGGACTAATATTTGTTATACATTTAAAATTACTCTTAAAAGATGGACCTGTAATAATATCTAAATCAGGTTGAGACAGTATTTTGTCATTACTATTCGCTCTTATTGGGAATTTAGTAGATGATTCTATTGTTACATATTCAGCCCCTAATTTATTATAATCAATATTCGCTATAAAAACATCGTTATCTGATGAGTTGTTTGCAGTGTTCGAGGTGCTGACTAAATACCTTGCATATTCTTCGCCAAACATATCAGCTCTGTACTTAGACACCCATTTTACAGACTTCTTTTCGTTGGTGAATGCAGTATGGGGAGCTTTAAATTTACTGGTAGTGTTGAACTCTTGATTACCTTGCTTTTCATCATACTTCTTTTCCTCGTAACCAACCTCAATAGATTCAGGTATTAACTCTGGATTGAATATTGTTTTTAATTCTGTAACCTCACCAATATTTACAGGTGCATCAGAGGAGTTATATACATCGTTTAACGATTCAAAAAACAATACATCATTCCCTTTTCTGTCTGTTTTAATACCTAAAGAAGCCGATAATATTGCGTTGTAACTATCAAAAAACTCTGATAAAGAAGTTTTAATTACTGCGTTTTCTTCCTGCCTCAATGCCATACCGCAGGTTAATGCAAGATGTGAGAACGAATTAAGTAGGTTACTTTCTAACTGATAATTATAGCTATAGTTAGGAGTTTTTGCAAGTTGGCAAATAGTCCTTAGCATGTATTTTAATACATCGTAAGGCTTAATAAAATAACAGTAAGTATCCTGGAATGAACTATTAAAATCAAACTGAAAGTTCCCCGAAAATGCAAGGTTGCTTAACCCGCTACCTTCGAACAGTATAAATAACTTCTCTCCTGCTCCAACAAATATGCTTAATCCTGGAGGAATAGTGATACTGCCCGGACTGATTGCACCGTTTATTATATCTACCTTTAATCCTGCACTGGTAATTAAAAACAAATTGCCATGTGTAGCGGATCCGCTTGCTGTAATATTAGCAGAACCAAAAGTTTGCGATACATTTATAGTGGCATCCTGTGTAGCCTGCCATAGATAGTTATTTGAATTGATAATATAAGAGCTTCTGTTTGAAGGGCTGTAATCTTCATACTTCTGGTCTCCTTTTAAAACCCCTACATCATTCCCTTGCTGATGCAGAAACACAATAGATACAGCAAAAGCGTTGGTTGCAGCTATTGTAGGAACAAAAGCATAGGAAAATATCGCATGGAATAAATACCCTTCCATCTGTACCAAGAAAGCGTCTGAGTTTTTATCGCTGCAAGGAATTTCAATAACTGTATTTTCGTAGGTCTTTATAAGTTTAGATAAACCACCCTCTAAAAGCCCAACTTTAACGCCTCCCATTGCGTCATCTTCCTGCCTCTGTATATTAAGTTCTCCTTTATAATAACCTTCATAAATGCCATTAGATGCATTGTATTTATTTACAACAAGCTGAATAGGAGAAGTAACCCCATTATTTGCATAAATAAGAGTCCTTAGTAGTTTTGCAGTGTCTCCATAGAAGTTAAACTGTTGGGAGTAATTTCTCATTAAGCCCTCATATTTGCCATTACGAGCAAACCCTACAGACTGGTCGAACCATCCTTGAGGCAAATGTTTTAACCACGTTGGCGTTCCGGTAATCTTTACAACAGGCTTGCCGTTGCTTTTATCGAGGTAGTATGACTGCCCGAAAACATTTTGCAGGAAGAATAAAAATATTTCACGGGTCATTATCTTACATTTTTATTAATAAAAGAATCATAATTACCAGAGTTTACTACCTTAACTACAGGCCTTGATTTAGTAATAGCTCTTACTAATGCAGATGTTTGGCCGTCAATAGAGTTTGTTATTGCTCTTGATTGCGCTTTCATCATTTCAGTATATGCCCTGCTATTTAAAGTATCTGCATAAGCAGCCATTTGAAGGTTTTTAGATTGCGTCCTCTCTGCTGCTGCGAATAACTCAAGATTTGATAAAGGAGTGATTTTTGTTCCAATTGGTAAGTAGTCAACTGTTGCTTTATCTGCTATAAATGGAGATTGCCCTGGCTTATGGATTAACTCTGGCCCCGCTTCTCCATAAATACCAAAGTGAGGACTAACTACGCCATCTGTCCCTTTTGCGTATTTAGGCAAAGGAGTCGCAATAGCAACCGCTAACTCTGCTGCTCCCATCGCTCCTGCAAGTATTGACAGTGGGATATTTGGCAAAGCTTTTACTACTGCCATCGCTGTTGTAAGAATGATATTCATTATAGCTATATCCTTATCAAACTTCGCTTTCTCTAAATCTGCCTTTTTCTGGTCTTTTGCGTTCTTATCCTTTTGAGCCTGCCTTTGAGCTTCCAGTATCTTAAGCTTATCAGCTTTATCTTGTTCAGATAATGTAGAATTGTTTATCCTTTCAATTTCAGCAGAATAGCTTTCTTGTTGAGCGTTTTCAATATCCTGAATAGCATTCTTTTGATTGGTAAACTGAATATCAAGAATGCCACCAATGATGGATGCTACCTGATTCGCTGTTTCCTGCACCTTCTGGATGGTATCCTGCAGCTCTTTTAGTTTTACCTCTCTAAGCTTTGTGTCGTGCTCTTTTTTTGCATCGCTTGCAGCCTTTTCAGCATTCGCTCCATCTTCTACAAGCTTATTAATTTGCTTTTGAGCATCCCTTTTAGCGTTTAGCTCGTCCTCAGTTCTCTTTAATTCAGCCTCATGTAACTTTCTCTGTATATCGCTTGTGTCTGCTGATATTTGAGCCATAACATCAGCCTTATGTCTTTCAAGCTCCTCAATAGTTGCACCATTCTTTAAAAATGCATCTAATACCTTAGCCTGGTCTTTTGCCTGATTAACTGCAAGTGCTGCCTGATTGATAGAATATTTATAATCTATCAAATCTCTTTCTCTTGCGTACTTTTTAAGAGAAACTTTTTTACCTTCAAACTGTTTATTGAGAGCTTGTATATCTTCAGAATACCTTACTGCAATCTTTGATTGATTCTCTACATTAAATGCTTCTATTGCAGCTATATTCTCTGCATTTAATGATTTAATCTTATCAAAGGAAGATTTTATTATTTCTACCCTTTTAATTTCTCCTTCAGTAGTAATAGTAGAAAGTTGAATCTGAGTTTTACTGTCAAGCTCTGCCAGCTCTTTTGCTGTCATTACTTTTGTGGACTTCTGCAATGCAGCATCTGCCAGTACATTCTTTTTTTGATCTTCGCTGTACTGCTTTAACGCCTCCAGTCTTACATCAAGGCTAAAAGTGTCGCTGTTAGCTATTTCCTGCTTAGTTTTAATTTCATTATCAAGAATAGCTCTGTTAGTATTAGCTACTGCTGTTACATCACGCTTTCTATAATCATCATTAGTCTTAAATATTACCTGTTTTGATTCAATATTTATTTTCTTTATTTCAGCAGCATTCTTTTTGATTGCTTCTGCTTTATCCTTTTCAGATACAGTAGAATCATCAAGTGTATTTTTAAGTTCTGCATTTAATATCTCTTTTCTGCTCTTTGCGTTTGATTTTAAAGCGGATAATCTTTGCTCCAATGTAGAATACTCGTTTCCAAGAATAGCGGCGTTTTTAGCCTGTATTAATCCTTGCTCAATATTTACATCTTCTAAAGCAATCTTTCTTAATTGGTCAGATGTAAATTTAGCCTCTGCTAATTTTTGAACCTGAATAGCTTTTTCTGCTTTATCCTGATTCTCCATTGCATTTTTTTGCTCATCAAGATTCGCTTTAGTTAAGCTTGTTACTTCTTTTTGAGCATCTATCTTAGTCTTTAATTTTTCAGGTACTTTCTCCCCTTTAGAGATATATTCAGCTTCTTTAGTAATTAACCTACTTAAAACTTCATTTTGCTCTGAGTATTTTAAACTTAATTGAATAACTCCGTCCTCAGTAGCCCCATAAGATTCAACTACTTGCCTTGCTTGTGATAGCTTAGCCTCGTTTATTTTTCTTTCAATGGCAAATTGTTGTTCTTGAGTACTGCCTATTGCCTTTGATTTGTCCAACTGTAATTGATACATATCAACTACCTTTTGCGCATCATCTGCAATTATTTCAGTCTGAGCTTTTAATATTTCGTTTAACTCTTTAGATAAGGCAGCTAACTCTTTTTGTTTTTCAATTGCTTTCTCATCAGCATTAACCCAATCTGATACAACTCCTACAAGTTTACCTACACCATATACTAAGGCTATAATTATAGCTCCTATACCACTTGCTATCAATACCCCCTGTAACGTTACCGTAGCTGCTGCCGCTTGTTCGGTAGCTATCGCTTCTCCTTCCATAGCTATCGTAGTAGCTTCTGTTGTAGCCGCTTGCTCTACATTAGCAATTCCTAACATTTGCTTTGCCTTGGTAAGTACACTTGTAGAAAACGCCTGTAATTGATTAAGTATGACAGATTTTTTCTCTATTAATTGCCTTGCTTCTTCCAAACTTTGTATTAAGGTCATTACAGCCATTAATTTGCTTAACTCCTTTTCTACTTTCTCATTACCATCTGCAAATAATGCAGAAGCACTTGCTCCAATACCATACACTCCAGAAAGACCTTTTGCGGCTGTTGTCATGGCTGCTAATGCCGGAACCTCTGCCTCTATTATCTTTTGGCTTTCTGCAAACTCGTTAAACTCCCTTCGAACCTTTGCCAGCTCGGTCTGCATTTCTCTGAATTGCTCTGTCTCTCCTAATCCTGCAGCTCTTAATGTTTGTAATGCCTTTTCTGATTGTCTTATTTCCTGCGTAACAGAAACAAACCCATTTGATGCCGTTGTAGCTGCTGCATTTACTGCTGCATACTGCTGCTGCATGTGTTGTATCTGTTCTGCGTTTGCCCCCCCTGATTGAGTAACTTTATCAATGTTGGCTTTTAGTTGCTGTAATAAGCTTTCTAACGGCTTAACTGATCCTGAGTAATTACCAACGTTTCTCCCAAATCTTCCTGTGCCTTCCTCCAAACCTTTAATAGATGCCGTTAAGGAGTCAACCTTTGCTTTTGCATCTTTACCCTCTTGAGAACCTTCTCTCATTTGTTTACTCATTGAATCATAAGCCTTTTGAGCTTGTATCAATTTAGCTCTTAACTGGTCCAATGAATCTGCCTGAGAATTAGCTACCTGAGCAGCAAGTTTATTTTCCTGAGTAGTTTGCCTTATTTGTTCTTTTAACTCCGCTAATCGCTTCGCCTCGTCTGTTCTTAATTGTGTTAGCTTCTCTTCTGCCCTTGCAACCTCATCCATTACAGTCTTTTGCTCTTTTGCCGCTGCTGTGTAATCTTTCATGCCAGTAGCATTACCAAAAGACATTTTAATGCCGTCTATTTTTTGAGCCGTTTCATAAGTCTGAGTCAACCATTCAACTATTTGTTTTTGTTGAACAGACAACTTTTCCATGTCATACCCTAAACTTATAATATTTTGCTCGTTCATTAGAATGTAGTTTTTTGACTGTTCAAAATAGCCTGTTGGCACTCTTCATTATGCTGCTGAATCATTATTGCTAAATCATCAACCATGGTTTTATCGTAGTCTATACGATATCCTGACTTTCCAAGAAGATTAAGCATTTTCTTAAACTCAACCTTTGAATTTTTAGGTTTATTTTTATCAGCTTTAGATTTCTCCTCGCCTAATTGTTTTAATAGTATTTCAAGCTCAACCTTGTAGCGTTTTTCTTTGCTTTCAATTGCTGCAAGTTTCTTTTCAAAAGCCTCTATCCCTTCCTCTGGCACCCACTTTACAGTATGGCCTATCCTCTTTAGCATATCAAAAGCCCCGGTGCAAGGAATACCTATATCCTGCAGCGATACCTTTTGCATCTTAATAAACAACTCCACAACACTTACCCTGGCAGCTATTTGCTGAATCTTTTTAGATAGCTGCAACTCTTCACTATTGCTATTGCCGCTTAAGTCTGTGTACTCTGTGTATATTGCTTCAAACGCTTCCTTTAACTGTTCCTTTGTAATATCTTTGCTCCTACCTGCCAACCCTTTAAGATTGCCATTGTAAAGACATTCATAAAACAACTTTACCGAACATTTAGCAGCAGTATTTATCATATATCCAATCCTGTTTGTTCTTTAAAAGCTTTGGTTATCTCTGGTAATGTTATCTCTGTAGCGAACTGTAGTCTTTTCTCTGCGTTCAATCCTAATGCATTCTTATGTACATCTTCTACTGCATCAGATATACTGCTATCACTTCCTATGGCTAATGTTTTTGCTGATACTCTCGCCTTAATTGAACCCTGATAATAACCATTAATGTATAAGTTAGGAACATCTAATGGTCTCTTACTGTTTGGAGTGATCTTAGCTTTCCATAATGCGTATTTGTGTGCTGCTTCTGGAGTTTTGAAGTATGGGTTTTCAGAGTAAAACGGTCTTATAAATTCGCCATCAACTCCTTTACCTTCCATCATTTGCTCCTGCTGTAACTCTATGACTTTATCCAGGTTATTTGTAACAATAATATCAAGTTCAACCTCCCAATTGAATTTGCTTAGTGAGTTAACAAGATTTTTCAAACCATCGAGAGCCATAACACAATAGATATTTAAGAAAAAAGGGTGGCGGCAAATGCTACCACCCTTTTTAAATTATCATTCACGCACCCATTAAGGAATAGTGATAGTTACAGTGCTTCCACTTGCATCATAGCCAGCTACATTTAAAGCTAACCAAGCTGCAGGACTTGCGCCTGTAACTTTGAATATATCACCAGTAGTACCGGTAATAGTTAATTCAATATGTCCGCTTACTATCGCTGCACCGGATGGTGTAACAGGAGAACCGTTTTTAGTAACGCTGAACGCAGAAACCGCAGCAAGTGCAGGATATGCCGCTACTAAATCAGTATCTGTACCATTGGTAGCAACTGCTATTTTCAACTTGGTAGTTGTAGCAGCAGCAGCAGAGCTGATAGTTGAATTAATTAAACCTACTGTATCAAGTAGATCAACATCGCTGGTTACAATCTCACCACTTGCAAGGTAATCTTTAGTAGAGAAGTTCAGCGTTAAACCGAAACGGAACTCTTCTTTAAGATTAGCAAGCTCTGGATTAGGAGAGTACATCATGTTTAAAGGCACACCAGAATAAGTGCCGTCTGCGTTTTTCTTACGCAAAACACGGTTATACTGATCTATCTCAATAAATGAATACCCACCAAAGCCATTGAATGACTGTAATCTTTTAGCAAGGTCGAATCCTCCCTTGTTAGTCATAAAGCTTCTGGTAATTGTACCAAGACGAATGAAAGCTTGAGAGCCATCATCGTAAGTTACGATTACATCAGACTCTTTAGAGTCATTAAACACTCTTATCGGTGCAATATTTCCGAACATAGGGAACCAACGGCTCGAAGGAGCAGCATGTATTTTCCCTTGCAAAAGGGTAACGAAGTCTACCTCGTCACTTGCAGCCCATTTAGCTGCTTGAGGTAAGATAATCAGCATCTTAGTTGCCGACATCTTTACCTGACAGTCTACTCCTACATTCTCTGGAGAAGCAGAAACCGAACATGGTTTATTTAGTGCCATTTTAATAAAATTTATTTAATTAACAATTGAAGTTTTCTAAATCAAAAAGGATATTAAAGTTTACTTTAAAACAGTGCCTTGGGTGCATATCATCAAACTTTACTCCTGATGTTTTTCTCCATCCTGAAAAGTCTTTAAATACGTTATCAATTCCTGTTTCTGTTCCTACATACTCAAATCCATAATTACGAGGCATTACCAGCTTTTGCACTGTGTTTCTAACCTCTTCATCAGGTCTATGAGATATAGTGGTAAATATTTTCGATAAGTCAACCATAAATATTATACTGCCAGTTGTAGAAGCAGCAGAACTATTATAGTTAACAGTATCACTGATCGTAAAAAATAAAGAGGCTGCTAACTTATCATTAAAAAACACCTCTGAATAATTCTTATTACCTGTATAAACCTCTGGTATATAACCATCAGTAGTTTTGTTCTTGTAAGCCCTTCCATAAGCGGTAAAGTTGTTGTCGTTCAGGCTCCATAATGCTTTTAGCTTTGCATAAAGCATTTGCTGGAACTGTTGAAGATTAACATCAACCCCCTTTGGATTATTTTTAATAATTGCGCTCACGAGGTGGTAATTTATTTATATCAAATGTGTCATACATGGTTTGTCTGCCTCCATCCAATGATAAAGTAGTAGCAGTTGCTTTAGGAAAGAACTGATCGCTCAACCTTCTCAACTCTCTATTTAACTGAGCCTTTAACCCTGCAACAAATGGCATGGATTCTGTAGGATTAGCTAAATTCAAGTCAAAGTCTATCCCCTGCATCTTCTCATTGGATTGTCTTTCAGTTGCATTGCTTCTGGTAGTATGCTTTATTTGCTCAAGAACAGATATAGCCATGGTTAAACCTCTTGCCTCATCAAACATATTAGCATTCTGAATAATCTTTTGAGTGTAGTCTTTATAAGAGCTAACCTCAATATTCATGCCGTAAGATTTAAATACCACAGAAGGATTAATCCGGTTAAAATCAAGTTCGCCTGCTTTCTTTGAAGACTGGAAAGGCCATGCTCCAAATATCTTTGTATCTGCCCAGGTATTTAACTGCTCATCTACAGCTTGGTTTGTTCCGAGATCATCCTGGAAGTATCCTATGTAGAACAATCCTCCTTTTCTTACCTCGTTATAAATTAGCTGCCAATTAAGTGTAACTGTTGTCTGACTATTTGCAACCGTTGTAACTTCTTTAGTTAATAACGGAGCTTTAACAAGGTCATTAAACAGATACAGATTAAAAGTTGATGCCTGAGTAAAAAACAATGAAATAGAGTTAAGCATTACTGCATAATCCCCTTCAGCTACTTTGATTCTATACCCGCAGAAGTTGCCCTGATTAGGTACCAGTACATTCCTTAAGTTAGACTGTCTTTCGTAGTTTAGCTTATGCTCGATTAATTGAGGTCTGTTAAATACAGCGTTTAGGCATCTTAATAATGCCGCTTTATCCATTCTTTGAAGTAAGGAATTGAAATCACTATCACTTATATTGTCATCATCTTGAGTGTCATAAATTCTCGCAATTCTGCTTTGTGGGTGAAAGTCATCGTAATACCTTCCTGAGTCAGCCTGCTTGTTAGCAGTTGCCAAAGTAGGATACCCTGATTGAGTAGGCTGTTGCCAACCTACTCTACCAGAGAATGCCGTATTAATGCGCTCAATATCGAAGCCGTTGCTAATCATTACTGAGTAATTGTCTTTCTTAAAGTATAAAGTACCTGCACTGGTGCCGAAACTGTACCAGATGAAGTAGCAGCTACAGTATAATAAACCCAAGGTGCACCAATAGATTTAATATAAGCTGTATGGGTATAGCTACCAATTGCGCCAAATACTGAACCGCTTGCACCTGCAGGAATTGCAGTATAAGAAGCAGAGTCTACAAGAAAATAACTTCTTGTATCATTCGAAGCAAAAAGGTAAACTTTACCAGCAACTGTACCGGATAGTTTATTCAGGTTAACTTGTACACCAATCTCACGATAACCTGCAGTGGTTTTAATCACTTTAGCTACAGTGTCAGTATTGGTAAGAGTATCACCTTGCACCAATGGAAATGTATAAGCAGTTCCAAACTGTGCTTTTGCGCCTACTGCAAAAAGCAGTGTAAAGGCGAATAAAAACGATAGTATCTTTTTCATTTACTTGTTTTTAGTTTGTTATAAAATATTGTTTAGAAACTATTGTCCTTGTCCGAAAAGGTGAACTACAGACTCATTGCTTGTACTCAATGGAGGTAAAGCATAAGCTACAGTAAGCGTTAACTCCCACTGATCTACTACATCCTGAGTAGAACCACCAGAAGTATTTGCGCTTGTGTCGCTTCTTTGAGTGTACATAGAAATATCAGCAATTGCACCAGAGCCTAACGGATCCTTCGCAGTTCCTAACATACCGATAGGACCACCAATATCTTCACTTAAACCCTTAACGTTTAATTGCTCATTCCAGTTTAAGCCACTAAATAAACCTTTTGGAAGGATTAAAGCAGAACCTAAAGCGTAGTTTGAAGCAATAACATCTTGAGTTACAGCGATATTAGTTCCGGCATATTGGAATTGAGTGTTAGCGGCATTGCCTGCTCCTTGTTGTGCTGCATAGTCAAACGCTGCTGCAAGTTGCAAATCTGCAATTACATCTAATTCACCACCAAATAAGCGGGAAGCCATACCAGCCTTTGCGTACTGAATGAATTGTTTTTGATAAGTTTGGTTGATTTCAATTGCTGCATTAGCTTCATTATAAGAACCTACAACACCCCCAGAACCTAATCCTGCAGATGCTAATTGTGGATTCATTACAGCAGCAGTTAATTGAACTCTATTAGCATACAAGAAAGCAATTGCACTGTCATCATGACGCTTGCGCAGATTCTTCCATTTTTGCTCATAAAGATTCTCAAAGATTGCCTGATACTGCATAATGCTGTTTACGGCAAGTTTTCTCGGTAAAGAGAAAGGTTCAACATGGGTAACATAAACCAACTCAACCTTCCCACTATCCCCATAAGTGCCAGTGTGGTTGTAAGCCTTTGAAGTTCCATTACCTGGAGCGACATTGGTAAAGTAGTTGATTTCAACAGGGCGCAAAGGAGAAACTCTTAGCTCCTGAGCGTTAGGAATAGAATATTCCTGATTTTGGATAGCCAACTCAAATACAGTTGGTATCTTACGGCGTTGCTCCGGCGATTGATTTTTAGCGGTTACAACGGCCTGTCCTTTTGCCAGTACGGCTGTAGCATAATTTGCCATTTGTAATAAAATTTAACTTGAAAAAATTTTGTTGAATTTTACCGAATCCCTCGGCCGCTTGCTGAATCCCTCAGCACCGTATTAATGTGGTTTGAACTACAATCCCTGTAATTCGATTACAAAGTAAGTAATTAATTTAATTACTATCAAATATATTTTTAAAAAACAAAAGCCTCTGCTGTTTGCAGAGGCTTCTATTATATCTTAATGCTATTCCTAAGCGTTAAAATCAAAGTCCGGATTATCCTTGGTAACTCCTGCAAGGTAGTTTTCAAACTCTGGACTTACTACGTTCTTATCTGGGTTCTGCTCAAGCCATTGCTTTTGCGCCTGAGAAAAACTCTTTATACCTGCAGCTCCTTTACCCGCGAAATTATCACCAGAGCCACGACCACCAGCTCCACCGCTACCTCCTGCTTGTTGTGTACCAAGTAGAATAGGTTTTTCGGTAAATATTTTAGTTACTACAGCAGACAAATCCAATGGATTGCGTGTTTTATCATCAAGCAATAATTCACCATTCTTTTTAGCTACTACCTTACCGTCAACAGTTTCAAACTGCACATTAGCTTTAATGAGTGTTAATCTTTCCTCGTCTGATAAATCAGCCCCTCTATTTGCAGGGAACAATTTAATTAAGCTGTTATCAAATGCAATCTGATCGTTTTTAAGCTTAATTTCCTGAATACTTGATTCAAGGTTCTGCTTGTCAGTCTGCAATGCAGTAACCTGCTGTGTAAGCTGTGTTACTTTTTCATCGTTGGACTTACTTAGTTGCTCTTTTACATTGGTTACAAGGTCGGCTATTCGCTCTCCTTTTACATCAATATTCAGCTTTGTAGAGATTTCCTTCACTACTGTTTTAATAACAGCAGATTCAGCAGCTTTTTGCCCCTCTGATTTACTGTTGTTATCTCTTGCAGTAAGTTCATCTGGTGTAAATACTGTTACATCAGGCAATTCATAATCCTGATCTTCTTTAGCAGTTATTGCTGCTATTAGCTTGTCAACATCTAATTTATAGACGGACTTTAGTTTATCGGTTACTTCCTTTTTGAGTGCCATTACTATTTTTGTTTAGTGAATAATAAAAACTATTTTACAAAATAAAATCTTCCAACTGCAGGATGACCAGGATTGATTTGAGAACCTACAATGTTGAAATAAGACGGGTCTTTTCTCATTGGAAACTCTAATCTACCAATAAACTGCAAAGCATGTTTTACAGGTATCTTAGTTGTGTGAATGTTTTTTGTTTCCTTAATGATAACCCCAACTAAATCAACTGGAGAGTTTTCTACCCCTTCATAACGTTGATCTCTGATTACATCAACCTTTTTAACTTCAAAGGTTAAATGCACATTACCGTCCAACTGGTTTAAAAGCTCATAATACTTTTTGCAGTCTGCGCCTTTAAGACCTTCTTTCGTATCAATTGCTTTTAACTGTTTAATAATCTCCTCTGATGGGTCTGCTACTTTAGCACTCTCAACTATAGGAGTTTCATCTATTGGAGGTTGAGTAGTGCCTGGAATATCTCCGGCATCCCCTTTTACACCGATAGAATCAAGAATCTGAGTAGCCTCATCTTCAGGGTAATTGTCTTTAATAGCTGTTGTCAGCTCTTCGCCTTGCAAGTCTTTAAGCTTTTTTAAAGCGGCATTAATTTGATTAGCATTTAATTTTGCCATTTCAATTGTATTTTAGTGAATAATAAAAACTATTTGGAGTTAGCTTGCTGATATACTGGTATAATATCATCGCCGTATATGTTTACAAGCTTCTTAAGCTTCCTTTTGTGATTGTATGCCACCTGTATAGGCATAGGGTAATTGTAAGACTTCATAGGGTCTACAGGCTTTCCATCAATTGTAGTTTCTCCTCTTGCTATAAACTCCCAACCTTTTACAATGTGGTTCTCATGCTTACTTACCATTATAGTATTTAATTCTCCAATGACAGCAGATATAGCCTTATATTTTTTTTTCTTTCCCATTATATAAATGATATTTTATACTTTGTTATGGTCTTAGTATGTAAGCTATTCAATACTTGACATTTTTTAATTAATAAAAAACCAAGTACTTTTTTCTCAGTAACCCACATTTTAATTTTAAAATCCCAGTATTTATTACCCATATTAAATAAGATTATGATAAACAGAGTGGTAAATGGATGGAGCAGTAAACGAAACCCACTCCTTAGAAGCAAACCCATTTTCTTTCCAAGAATCTCCAGCGTTATGTACTATAACATTTTTGCCGTTTTTGTTAGAAAACTCCTCAAATGTTTTTGGAGCGTAACCAGTAATATTACTTTTTCGACACTTGTTTAAGTACTTATTATATAAATACTCACACAGATATTTACTATAATATTTATACATTGTAAACATACCCATTGTGTCAACTATATCAAATACGCTCTTCTCAGTCATAACTTATAAGTTAATTTTCGAACACTTCATTCTCAAATAAGGCAATATCATCACCATAGTTTGATAGCTTATTTATTAAGCTGGCATACTCTATTACAGATGCATTCTGAATAGCGATATATTCCTGGATTATACCAAACGTGGTTTTACATACAGGGAAAATAGTTTCTGCATCATCTCCGTATAGATCAAGCAATGTAGCCTCCATTTCGTATGCGTTATTAAGAATGTCATCAAGACCAGTAAACGCTGGAGGTGTATCTATTTTCGGGAAAATTACAGTCTCATTCCAATCAGACAAGAAATTAACCCACTTCATATAGTGGCTGTTTTCATCTGTAGCCTCGTTTGTAAAATACTGAGCTGCATTATCGTAGCCGTTAGCTCTACACCATGCAGAAGCAGACTCATAAAAGTATCTTGCACTTAATTCGTTTGCTATTCTGCTTGTAATAGCATCAACTGCAACACCTTCCAATTTTCTTAATTTAACGCTCATATTTACGCTGTTTGAAGTTTATCTATTTGAGCCTGAATAGCTCTCTTTTCTGTTGGCTTTTTAGCTTCCTTTAGCTTTTGCTCCAAAGCTGCTATTTCTGCTGAATTATCAACTGGCTCTTTTACAGGTTGCTTTTTCGGCATTTTAGTTTCTGCATAATCATACAGCTTCTGCCTTAATGTTTCCAATGGAGTGCCAATAATTACAATGTCCTGTAAGGTATCTTTCCACTCTCCAAAGTATAGTTTAGCCGCTAACATTTGCGGATTTGTTATGATAGTAGGAGCATCAATTAAGCTAACGTGAGGGAATGGTTCTACATCTAACAGCTTTAAGTATTTAGCCATCTGAATAGGGCTATTTTGATACAATGCCCTTAAGTATCGCTCTATCTGTTCATCAAGCATAAACTCTGGCACTCCGTTGGTTCTCATGTCATAATACTGCTGTATAATATCATCAGGAGTCTCCAGTATATAATTGCGGCCATAAGAAATATTGCTCTTAAACTTATCGTTAAAGAAATATTTACCTATAAACTCAGCTATCATATTCTCGGTCTTTTCTGCCCAATCGGCTGTAGTGTTTAACCTGGAATATTTAGGCTGTAAGTTGCTTATGGTTTTTGTAGCAGTCTCTTTATTGTTGCCGTTTGTAGACATGCCGCTTGTAGATGTTGTATTACTGCATCCCCAATAAGTAGAATAAATTATCTGCTCTGCAATATCAAGACTGCTGTCTTGTTTATCCCATGTAGCTATATCTGCACTGGCATATCCAAGAATACCTTTAACGTTGAAGTTTGGCACTTTCTCAAATATATCAAGAGGGAATTTAAGCACATCAGATGGCTTAGTTTGTAGCTTATAACCAGTGCCTCTATCTGCATTAGCTGGTGTACAATCAGGGCATGCAGTACCTTTTACAACTCCCTCACCAGAGCAGGTAGAACACTTCATTAAAGGCTCAAAAGATTTAGGGAATGCATGATATTTCTTTGAAAGGTCTCTTACTGATCTATCATAAAGAAAGTTATCTGCAAGCTCTAAAACCTGATGAATTGGAGAAAGAAATATTTGGTTATCATCAAACTCCATTATGTCAGATATAACAAAAGCAGGAACTCTGCCCCATTCTGATGGTATAGGAAGTGGGTTTAATTGCTGCAACTGAGCAACTATTAAATTTTCTCCATCAAGTTTGTAAACTATATCTGCTGAATCATCTACAAATCTGTAGTATGCTGTTTTTTGCTTTGTATCTGTTGGCAGTTTATTATCTATAACACCCATCTGCATACAGTCTCCTACAGTAAGAACAAAACAGATATATTCAAGCTTACGGCCACTACTGGCATAATCATGAATGCACTGTATAGATTTGTATGTAGGATAACATTTAGGCTCTGTTATCTTCTGCCCTTCCATATCCATTACCTGGTCCTGTTCTATAAAAACAACTCCCATAGGATCAGTACGGAACGCATAAAGAGCAATATTACTCACCCATTTTCTTAAACTCATCCCAAATCTTATATCTTCAAGAATAGAGTTCATGTTCTTTTCGTCCTCTTCAGATAGGTTAAAATGAGAAGAGCCACCCCTGGCAGTAAATACCATTGATTCCTCCTGTAATATCCTGCTGAATAAATCCTTGTTTGAAGTTGGACACTTGGAACGTGAGGCAAAAACATCTTTATTCTCAAAGAAAGTGTCCTGTCTAAAGGCGTTCTGCAAATCTTCTGCCTTAATATGTACACGAAGCTTATTGTTTTGCTCCTTGCCCCAATTAATAGCATTTTTATTGGGGTTCTTTATTATAATATCCCTGATTTGCTTTTGATTATAAACGCCCACTTGATGTAATTTGATAACAAATGTAGTAATTATTTTAATTACAGTAATTATTTTAATTACTTTTCATGTGTATAAACAAGAAAGCCCCTAATTAATAGGAGCTTCCCTGCCTTAATCAAAACATAAATTAGGACTTTTACATTAAATCATACAAACATTACTTTTAGGAGTTCAAAGATAAGGGTAATTATTTTAATTACACTGCATACCCAAATAATTTACTGCTCCTGGTCTTATATTTATTAAACAACTCATCCAGAATAGTTACTATAAAATATCTTTTAGAGTCTGAAATGTGCCCTTGCGCTTCGTAGGTAACCTTTGTTTCTTTATCCTTTGTTTTTGGTTTATGCATTCTACCCTCTGCGTCTTCCTTAACTAAAATATAATCTTCAATTGACTTGAGGCAATTGCTGCCTATCGTTATGAACCAGCCACCGTTATTATTTTCGTATATGTCATTTATAAAGGCAGCAGAAAGCGCAATCTCTGGAGCTGACTTTCTTACTCTATTTACTACTGTGAATCCTGCCTTTTTTAGTTCGCTTATGTATTTATCGTAGAAAGAGGCATTATTTTCGTCTATTGTGCTTCTTTTGCTTGCTGAAGGATCTCCATAAACATAAACAACATCTTTGCATCCGGTAGTATCAAGCCACTTAATAAACTCCTTTGCTGCCTTTGGAGCGTTATTGTTTGGCGTTTCGCAAAGCAGCTCATGCACTTGAGTAATAGTTTTCTTTGATGTGCTTACCTGCCAAATTGTTTGTGTTACATAAGGGTTTACATTCTCATCAAGCGACACATGAATAGTACTTTCTTTATCTATCGTAACATCTTTAACGTGCTTTGATTCATCAAACTGCTTCCAGAACTCTCCTCCTGTTCTTACCATCCCCCATGATCCCTTAGCAATTGCGTTAAGAATATTCATATTGCCGTTAGCAATTAGCTTTAACTGTTCGTAGTATTCCTCCTGATTAAGAAAGTAGTTATCTACATAGTTACATAGTAGTTTAAATGCCATACTGGAGTTTTCGCCATCAAAAAACACCTTTCTTATCCAGTGTGATTGAAATACTTTCTCTGTATTAAATGCTCCGTAAAACTGGCAGAAAGCCTTTTTTGTTCTCAAACGTGAGTACAAGAAGTTGAAATCCTGAAAAGTAAACTGGTCTAACTCATCACAAAAAATATGCGAAGGGTCTTTTATACCCTTAAGGCTCTCTGTGTCGTTTGCTCCGAATGGGTGAAAATAGTTGCCATTAAGCTTACACTTAACCACCATAGAAGAGTTTGGCTTCGAGGAATAAGTAAAGAATCTTTGTAAGTTTAAATCTTCAATACGATCTATAAGTGTTTGGAAAACAGTATCTCTTACTCTATCCTTAACCTTTCTCCCAAAGTAGCATCTAAAATAACTATCCTCCAGAGCTTTCTTTATAAACTCGTCAAATATATCTACTGTCTTTCCTGATCCATAGGAACCATAATACAGATTAACCTTATTCTGATTCCCCCAATTAGGCAAGAAAATATCATTAACCGGAACAACCCCAGACATTAATAATGCCTTTTGAAGCTCTTCTGGTAAAGTTACATATATGCTCGCCTCTAATGGTTTTAGCTTCATTACTTCTTTTTCCCGTGTATTTTCCTTAGTTCGCTCAGTATATCATCTACCTTACTTTCTGTTATCGGAGGAGTTACATTGTTACCATCAGTGTCTGTGTTGGCTACTTTGGTAGGTGCATTATAGCCCAGCACCTTACTTATCGAATCTAACGCCGATATTTTATTAACTATCTTAACCTTTTGTGTTGTTCCTAATACCATGCCGCTATCAGGTTCTTTTACATCATAGCTTTCTACTCCTCCTATCGCTCCAACAGCTTCATCGTCTAAATCATGTATAGACTTTAATCCACCGTCAACAGTGTAAAGTTTTCTTATATCAAAAAAAGCGACCTTCTTATATTCGGATAAAACCTCTTTTAAGCTCAATCCAAGCTCTTTAGCGATATCTTCAGCGTTTTGCTTGAAAATATCTCTCTTCGTCTTCTCATCCTCTTCTTGTCGTTCTTTGACTGTATTTTTAGCTATTTTAATCCATTTGTTAACTGCAGAAACGGAAAGTTTATAATTTTCTGTAAACTTTTGTACAATTGCCCCTGTTCTTTCACCTTTATAGAGCATATCAGCTATCATAATTATACCTTCATCTTTATTTATTGTACACTTTTTAGCCATTTTTGTAAATTTACTGTTCAAAAGTAATTGTTTTAATTACTTTTTGCTTATAACTTTCCTTAATTTTCTGCAAATCGCTTTCAATTTCCTTGTAATTTAAGGCTGTATATTGCAAAACCTTCCATCCTTGCACCTGAGCAGCGTTTAACTTCTCCATATCTCCGGTGTATCCGGTTACTGTTGTATGTCTGCTCTTTGCGCTCATAAGTCCGTTATACTCGATCGCTGTCTTTATCTCTGGTATTGCGTAGTCAAACCTCCATTTTCTCACAGGATCGAATTTATGCTCTTCTATCAGCTCTGTGAAGTTGTACTTGCAGAAATTGGTTAATACGGCTTTTATATGGGCTTTCTGTCTGGAGACCTTTATTGATTGCTTTGCCTTTTGCTTGATGGCTAATTGCGGTTTCAGGTGTATTACCTTGGAAATGTCTATTGTTCCTATCTTGATTGCCTTAGCCATTAGTTTGTTTTTAGTTTATGGTATTGCCTTGTTTGTAACCTTACTCTAAGACACTCGAATAATGCAATTGCAGCTTCTTCTGTTAATCTTATTCTCGTTACTGCTACCTTATCTTTTATAACTGTATGATGAGAACGAGGTGTTTTTGCATCTTCCTTATCTAATATCTTGAATATTAAACCAACATCATTATCATGTAAATCTTCTACTGTGCAGCTTTTGTTATCAAGTTTGCCAATAGTAGCATTTAAGTAGTTTATTACCTTGCAAGTTGTTTTGTCTGTTATCATTTTAGTTTGCTTTTAGTATGGGTTATTTATGTTCGCATCTATGGCGAGATTTTGGTCTATTAAGCCATCAATATCGAAGTGGTTGCTGATTAACCACTCCTTTACCCAATATAATGCACATTTACCTAACTCAATACCATAACCATATCCTGACATCTTCCACCATAAACAAGGCTCTTCTTCTGACCATTCCAATCCTTCTGAATAATCTACTTTATCTATAAATTGAATATCGGTAACTTCGGTAATACTATGGTTATATTGATTTCTTTGTAACTGCTTTTTTATTAGTTCTAATGCAAGGAAAAACGTTTCCCCTTTAATAGTTATTTCCTCTGTTAATGAGGATAGGGGGAATAAAATAGGTTTATGCGGCTTTTCTGTTTTATAACTTGAAAGCACATAATCCATAGTTTCTCCATTTTTTACGGTATTTATAACACCATTCCACCCATCTATACATTTCACTCCATACGGTAAATGTTTTGCTAAATGCTCGATTGTTAGTTTTGCTGTACTCTGTATCATATATTTACTTTTAGTTATAATTTAATTTCTAATTCACGATTAGTTAAACACCATATTAGGTTCTGTAATTGGTGTAGGTATGAAATATCAATTCCTATATTCTCTAATGTACATCCTAAATTTTCGCCATCTTTATAAAAACATATTTCAAAACCTTTTACATTAATAAAATAATTACCTGCTAATTTTTCAATTCCTTCACACTTCAAAAGGAGTTCTTCTGACAGGGGTATTCCGTTAATGTTGTTCCAATCAACTATACCTATCCCAAATGCAGCATTATCTAATACTGGATATATTTCTGCAATAGTTTCTATCTTATAATAGTTCCCCTCAAACTCTATATAATTACCTCGTCTTACTTCATTTGCTTGTATCATATCCTTATTGTTTTTGTTGTGGGGTAATTTTATTTATTGCGTTTAAAATGTCGTCATGAAATAAAGGTATATCTGAACAAATAATACCCAATTTGCCGTCAATATGGTTTTCTAACTTCTTTAATACTTTTCTTAAATCTTCTACCCCGCTATCCACACTCACCCACTTACTACCTTCCAACTCCTTAGCGTAGTCTTTAGCGTACTGCAATGCTTTTTCATTGAGTATTTCTACCATTCTTGAATAGCTGATACTATCTTCTGGTCTTGTTTGCTGATTATCCCATTTATCTGTTATATCTCTTAACTCTGCTGTTATTATGAATTTACGCATGATTATACTTTATATGTTGTGATTACTGCATTTATTAAATACCTACTACCTTCAATATCTGCTTCTTCTGAAATGGTTAATTCATCAGCATTACATTTTCTTGATTCAATACCCATAATTAATAATGCCCATTGAGCCATTTTTTGGGGTTCTTCTTCCATCATTTGAATAAATCTATCCTTAATAGCACTTTCTGCATATTGCTCCATTGCTTCCAGTATTCTTTCTTCTGTCATTTCACGCATACCATTACAGCTAACTACTCTTAATACTTCTTTAGCGGAATCTGTTGGCTTTGGTATTAATGATGTGTGATATTGCTCTGCTATGCCAGCACATATTTCAGCATCTATATTACCTACATTAGTAGTCCTATCTTTAAATTGATTTACTAATTCTTCTCTGTTCATAGTTTGTTTTATTTGTTGTGAATGTTACCGATTACTTCAACTGTATTAAACCACTCCCTACTATAAATGCAAGATTGAGTTTCCGATACTGTTACCTCAAAGTAAGGTGCGACATATACTATAATTCCCCAATCACCTCTTTGCGTAAGTATCTTATCGCCTTCCCATATATCAACTCCTTTGCAATCCTTTAACCCTGTAAATTGCCCTACTGTTTCGGGGATTACTTCAAATTCATTTAAACCACTTAAATCATAAGTGCATATTAAATGCTGTTGATATGTTTCTGTTGTTTCTATTATAGGGCTTTTTTCTTCTCTTAAAATGTAATACCCATACATCCACTCTTTATTATCTACTCTTTTCCCTCTAAATTTAATTTCTTTCATGTTTGTATTATTTAGTTTGTAATTGTGATTACAACTCTTTAAAATCATCCATTAATTTTAAGTACTTATCCCAGATAGCAGCTTTTAATATCTTGGTAGACTTCAACTCACTTTTAAGGTATCTATTCTCCTTTGTAAGTTTCTTATTCTCATCCAGTATGTTGCCTACTTCTTTTACTTCGATTACTTTCATGGCTTAAAAAATATCATCGTTTTCTTCCTTAGGCAATGCGGACCATTTACCTGATGGTAAACTTTCGGACATATCCACATCATTATCAATTTCTACCCATCTTTGAAGATGATTAAGTTTGCAATAATCAATATCTCCTAAAGCCCCATTCCTATATTTAGCAACCTTTAATCTGCCGTTACCATTCGCCTCATATAAAAAGGCAACTATATCGGCATCCTGCTCAATAGCTCCTGATTCTCTCAAATCTGCTAATCTCGGTTCGGCATCTTTTCCCCTTCCTTCTACTTGCCTGGATAGCTGGCTTAATGCTATTACTGGTATATTCAACTCTTTAGCCAATACCTTTAACCCTCTCGAAATACTGCTAATTTCCTGCTCACGATTACCGCCTTTAACATGGCCAGACATTAACTGTAAGTAGTCAATAATAATCAACCCTACATTATCCTTTGTAACCATTCTGCGTGCCTTAGCCTTTAGCTGCATTATGTTTAATGTAGCAGTATCATCTATGTAAATAGGCAAACTACTAACCTGATCCATGGCTTTTGTGTAGAAGTGCGGGTTTATATCTCTACCAGTGCTTAAGCATTCCATATAAATACCTCCTTCATTACTTACTATCCTTTGAGCAAGTTGGACTTTAGACATTTCTAAAGAGAAAAATCCTACGCATTTTATTTTACCGCCTTTATTTTTAAATGTTGTTGCAGCGTTTTTAGCCAAATTAAGCGCAAAAGCTGTCTTTCCTATACTTGGCCTTGCTGCTATTATTATAAGGTCAGTATTCTGCCATCCATGAGTTTTTTGATTGAGTTTATCAAATCCAGTATCTACACCAGATAACCCGCTTGGCTGTGTTTTCAATATTTCAACCCTTGTAGATAGTTCTAATACTGCCTCTGATATGTGCGAGTAATCTTTATGGAATAGCGAGTTTTGTATCTGTGCGGAAACTGTATCTACTCTAACAGCTAATTCAAAAACATCTGCACTGTCCTCATAAGCTTCTGCTATCAACTCTGAACCCAACCGTATTACCTCTCTTTGGATATACTTTTCAAGTACAATCTTGCAATGTGTGTCTGTATTTGTATACCCTACAATCTTATTAGTTAACTGCATTAGGTAATAAGGGCCGCCTATTACTTCAATCTGTCCTAAAGACTTTAACTTGTATGCCATTGTCTGCATATCAATAGGCGTTCCATCCTTGTACATTTCGAACATAGCAGAGAAGATAATCTGATTAGCATCCACATAAAAGCATTCAGGCTTTAATGTTTCGCTGGCAATCTCAAAAGCTCTTTTATCAAGTAGTATTGCCCCCAGTATCATTTCTTCCAGTTCTCTTGCTTGAGGTGGCACTTTCCCGTAAATTAATTGGTTTTCTTTTTTCTTTTCCATTAGGCAGTAATTTGTTTTCGTGAGTAATTCCCTTCAAGGACTTTCATGTAATTTGCTTCGCTTTCAATTATCCAATCGAACGTGAACCACGATTCAGACATTATAAACTCGGACTCTTTAACCTTAGCAAGTATTTTGTTTAGCTCGAATAGTGGCTCTTTAATCCTTGTTTTTAATTTCTTCTTTCTTTTATCGGTTAAAGCTAATAGACGAGGTTTACCGTAAGATTCTGCAAACTGATTCCAGTACTCAAAATACGGTTCTGTAATTTTCGGACGGGTTTTAATGAAATTGTGAACACTCATTTTATCCTTTGATAAAGATTTCCATGTTTCTATCTCGTCAGGCGTAGTCTGACAAGATACGTTAGTATCTGTATTTATATCATTTACTTTATCCTCTACTTCTACTTCTACCTTAACAGCGAGGTTTGCGATGGGGTGCGATGGGGTGCGATCGCAAATGTCGCTCTGCGAGGTTGTGCGAGCCTTTGCGATATTACACGCATCCTCTATGCTTATCTCTTTGTTTAATACCTTATCGTATAAATCAGTAGAATACCTCTTTAAATTACCTAATTTACCTGCATTAGCCTTTCCGACCTTCTCAATTTCCCATTTACACAAATCTCTTTTTAGTTGCATTTTAATTGGTTCAAACAGTAATTTAATCAGTCTATCGTCAGCTACTGGATTTAAGTCGTTGATATATTCAAAGAAATGTTTAATTAATTTACCCGCTTCTTCATTAGTTAGCTCGTTGAATATGCTTATCCATTCAGTATAAACTAAAACTATTTTCTTATTCTCCGCCATACTCTTTAAGCTGTTTATTTATGAATTTTACAAGGTGCGACCAATCTTCTTTAGGTATGCATACACAATGATACTGGTCATCTGCTGATGCAATAAATATATTACCCTTATCGTTTATGTAGGCGTTTGTAATCTCGTCTGAATCGGTATTTTCGTTAAATGAAAACTGCTTTGATATGAAATGTGCCATAAAAAAATAGGCTTCAATTAGTAAACCCGATTGCAGCGAGTAAACCAAAAGAAGCCAAAAAAGTTAATGATGTGTTCTGCAATAACACGATGCGAATATACAAACTATTTGCAAACTATTTACAAACTTTGAAAACTTTTTATTTTGCTAAAAATTCAAATTCTCTCTGTTCTTTAACTTTGTTCTTATCCAGTATTACTTCTGCTTGCTTCTGATAATTCATAGCAATTGCTCTTTTGCGCTTCTTAGCTTCACTGCCTTTTCTGTATCATAGTCTCTCCACGCTGTAAATGCTTTGGTAGTAGCCTTTATTAATTCGTTAATGTCGATTAATTCCATAGATTAAGCATTTTTAAATAATGATTGAAGTATTGTGCCATTATTGTAAAGTTTATCAATTTCAACCTCGCCACCTATCTCTTTCCCATCCCATTTGTTAGGAAATGTTTTAAGTTTAATAAGCTCTAATATCCTTAAATGTTCATCTACATTTATAATATCCAGAAGTGGCATTTTTTGAATAATTGCAACATCATTAACCCTTTTCTGGATATCCAGTATTTTATCAAGTGCCTTTAATCGAACATCTAATTTTATCGGGCCGAGCCTTTGAGGATTAGCAGATAGTTTGCCGTCTTTATTTGTTTCTCCGTTTTTCCGTAATCTATTTTCAGGTCGGCGCAACCATTCGTATATTGGTCTTAATTCTTTCAATGGCAGCAAATACTCCCACTTTGGCATCTTTACAATAGAATCTAAAGCAGTATCCTTTTTAGCAAGTGGGCAACCAATACATCCAGTCCTTGCATTTATCTCTTCTGCTTCATCTCCTCCGTAAGCATCTGCTATTATTTCAGTATCCCAATCCCCGTATTGTTCCATCGGTGCCCAATGTCTTAACCACTCCCAAACATGGCAAACTCTCCAGTGTAGTAATGGGGCTAATGTATCGCAACCATCACTTTGTAAATCTTGCTGATACCATCCTTGTCCGCACTCTGCCCCATCCTTTGAACAGCTCAAAGCAATCCTGCCATCACGAATAGCACTTTCTCCCTGTCTAACTCCAGTAAGCATTAATACTTTCCCTTTTTTCATTAATTCAGATAAAGCATAGTGCATAGGATTTATTTTTATCTGTTGCGTACACCATCTCAATGTTCTATTATTTGGAGGAGGTACACCACGACCTAACATATAAACCATAAATCTTTTATCCATTTCAGCCATAACAACCCTAATGTCGTAACCCTTCTCTTTCAACTGTTCAATGATATTATAAGCGGCTATACTAAGCGGAGTAAGTTCTAATCGAGTATCAGCATAAAAAATAGTCAGCGACTTTGGTGTAGGTATTTTACCTGATTCCATTAAATACAAAACAAGCGTAAGCAAACATGAAGAATCTTTACCCCCACTCCAGGCTATAGCCCAATTATCATATTTGTACCCATAAGACAAAACACTTTGAATAGTTAATTCAATAGATTCATTCATCTGTAAACGTTTGCTTTGAAACATATTCGTTTGTTCAATCTTCATATATTACTGACTATTTACTTGATTATCAATATATTCTACCTGCAATAATTCACCCGCTAAAATCTTATCCAGTACGGCTTCTATTGTGTCTCTTTGCTTTGGTGATAGTAATGCAATCTTTTCGGTTATTGCATCTACAGTAAAGCTATCTGATGCCCATTCTTTGCGAATACCTTCACGTACTACATCAGGAAACCATATAGAAGTTACAAAGACATTTTTAGCACCTTCAATACGGTTAACTACATTGCCGATTAATTTAGCTCCTACGCTTTCTTTTCCTGCTGTTCTCATAGCATCCTCTAATAAGTCTTTTGCTTGCTTTAGCTTGGTTATGCCGTTTATTATGTTTGCGTTACTCATAGTTGATTAAATAGTTTATCGGTTATTAATTGCACCACATCTACAGTCACAGCATTGCCGCACATTTTATAGCGATTAGTTTTGCTTATTGGTTTTATTACTCCATCGTAATTACCAAATGCTGTATGCCCGTCTTTAAACCCCTGAAGTCTTTCGCATTCTATTTCTGTCAACCTTCTAATTTGGTAATCCTGTTGAAGTAAATTATCTTTTTGAGTAGCACACGTAATAGTGTTCATTTCCTCGCTTTCTTCAAAGCGCATTTCTTTACCTTGAAACGGTGTATAATCTTTACCGTTTTTAAGACTTTCTTTTCTTATCTGTTTAGCCTCTTCTGTTCTGCGTGGTTTACCGATTAAAACCCCTTGATTACATTGGGTGTCTAAGGTTTGTCCTACTCCTACTCTTCCTCTTCTTGTTTCCGAATCGGGGAAAGTTAGGTTAATAGAATCCCCTTCACTTGCTTTCTCGAATCCTTTTTTAGTAGCTGATTTTACTTTAACAGAAAACCTTCCTGCTGACTGGTCGATAGTAGGGCTTAATCCCTCTGCATCAAATATTCTGTTTTGTTGGTAAGGTTGCTTGCCGCCACTTTCGGTGCTATCGTTTATCTGTGTTACTTTTATCATATCCCAACAATGTTTTTTAGTAAATGTCATACCCCCCCCCCCGATCTTATTGTCGGTATTGTGTCCTGATTGAATAATGTCGTGAATGTGTTCATATTCTATAACCATTTTAGGTTCTTTATAATCTCTACTGCATAAGCAATACATTTCATCATTATTAATGTCTATCCCTTTTCTTCCAAATGATGCTTTTCCAGCCTTAAATCTTTTCATTGTTTCTTATTAAAGTTCTTGCTCCATGTTGGTCTGTTCCCTTCCAGTAATTAGCATCTATACAGGTTGATATTTCGGTATCTCTAATTACCCCTCTGTCGTTTACACACGAAGTAACGTCATACTGCTGTGCATCCCCCCGCTGTGTCCTCCGGCTGTTATTGTGTTTACTACCCCCCCCCCGTTATTTCTATCTCCTGTGGCTTCGATTGACCCTTTAGCAGCCCTGCAATCGTTTTCTGTGATAGGAAATACTCTTTGCTTACGTTCTGTTCCAGAATATCCGACAATGTAATACCTCTCTCTGTTTTGGGGGAGTAGGAAAGCTGTATTAAGAAGCTGCATTTCAACTGTGTATTGTGGCAAATCTGTATTAAAGTAGGTAAGAAATCGAAGTGCCTCGTAGATACTTCTACCTTCATTGACACTGGACAATCCTTTGACATTTTCAGCAATGAAAATCTTAGGTTTAGCTTCCATAATGACTCTACCTGCTTCAAATAATAAACTGCTTCGTGTACCTGATTCAAGTCCTTTGCGTTTTCCAGCAATAGATATATCCTGGCAAGGGAATCCGAAAGTAATAACGATTGTTTCTGTTGGGTGTTGTTCTCTGATTGATGTTCCTGAAACATCGACAACTGATCCGATATATTCTGCATCTGGAAAATTATATTTATAGTTTGCAATAGCGTGTTTATCTATCTCTGAAAAATAGCATTTAGTTATATTGAACCCTGAGCGTTTAAATGCTTCATGAAAGCCACCTATACCGCTAAACAGTTCAATTAATACAATATCCTTACTCATACACTTCAACTATTTCCTCGTTAACAATGGTTGCTCCTACTTCTGTATCTAATGAAGCAACTACCAGCTTAACCTTATTTCTATTGTCAATCATGTTTAACATGATTATACAAAGAGAAATTACACTTGCTAAGGCATTCTTAATATGCTGGTCTGTAACCTTACCACCTTTATACTTCTTTGTGCAGGCAAGGATGGAAACTTTACCCAATGCATTAAATATTATTGCACATTTAGCGGCATCATGCACTGGTAGCCTTTTCTTTAAATTTCTATCGAATGCTTTTTGTATTAAAGCGGCATTCTTGGTTGTTAGTATGTTCATTGATTATAATTCTAAATATTGAAGTAACGCCTCTGGTATTCTCTTTCTTTCTTGTTTTGCAATAGATGGGTAGATTCTGTTAAACTTCTCTATCACTTCATCAAAGCAGTTAAGCTCGGTTATATCCAGAATGTTGTTATCGAAATTTGTATGGCAACTATTGCCGTAAAAACATAGTTCTATCCAGTTATCAGGATGAGCCGCTACAGATGGAAAATAAGCCTTTGGAAGAATGTGAGCAATTGAGCACTTAAAGTTGTCCGCTTCTTTCTGTGTCTTTCCTCCGCAATGCTTGCAGGTGCCAGACATTTTTTTGTGTCGTTCATTGAACCAGTTTGAGAGTGCATCTGTACCGTTGGCTTTCGCTTTACGCTCTTCTGCCATTTGCTTGCTTTTCTTTTCTGATACTTTTGGGATAACATAAGGAGCTTTTTTAGTTGGTTGTACAAGCCCTAGTTTCATATCCCTTCTCATTTCTAAGTAGTTCATATATTTTATGGTTTATAGAATGCCTGAAATCTTGTTGTATTAATGTATTCAGGAGATTTTATTAAAGCATCTCCTTTCCCTGCTAATCCTTTTGCCCCTTCTTCGTCAAGTACTACTTTTGAATCTATATCTGTAGGCATCTGTAAGCATATTCTTACAGGAAAATTAGTTTTAGTATTACCATTGATTACTTTAACATCTGCTCTCTGAGTAGCTGCTATAACACGCATGCCACATGATCTACCCTTTTGAACCAATATTTGCAAATTCTCTTCTAAAGACTTTAACCTTCCGGCTACAACTCTTTTTAATTTAGGGTTACCATTTGCATAAATTCCGTCTTGTACTGTCTCGTAAACATTTAATTCATTTCCAGACTTAGCTCTGCCAATAGCATCTGCAAACTCTTCAAAAATTACAAGCGTAAGTTCTTCTCTTTTCGTTTTCTGTAAATTATCCATATACTCTACAATCTCTTTCGCCTTAGTTTCTATATCTTCTATTTCATGGAAAATATGTACATTGCTTTGAGGAGGTAAATCGGCATAATCTAGTTTAGGGTCAAAAATTACAATGTTCTTAACCCCTGCTAAAAGAGCATAGTGAATTATACTTTTAATTAATACTGACTTACCTGAACCAGTTGTGCCACAAATCAGTGCATGTGGAGTAGATTGGTTTGCTAAATCCCATACTATAGTGCTTCCAAGATTATCTTTACCTAAAGGGATTTTTAACCCGTTTAACTCCTTCTCGTCAAACATCAGGTTCTTTTCTCTCTTTTTGGTGAAGTCAATACCTAGATAACTTTTGCCTTCATATATTACCAGCTCGCTTGAAATTCTAACATTTGATACATCTAAAGCATTCGCTATATCCAGTCTTTTACTGTAAATACTTGAAACTTTTACACCTGCAGAAACATCTAATAAATAAGTGTTGCTGCTGTATCCATCAAACTCATGTGCTACCTTTACAGTTGCTCCAAATGTCTTTAATATA